ATTATAATTTTAAGGTCTAAATCATATAATACAATGATATTTATAGTTTTTCAAATGCTTTTTCCAGATATTAATTCATATTATCCTATGAATTCATATTATCCTGTGTGGGTTATCCAGTATGTGGGCTCCGCCCACGGTATCCTAATCATCTTTGATGTATGTCTTGGCTGTTCCCACCGAATGTGCCATAAAGTTTGCATCAGCTTCTTGTTCGTTCAATACCTTACCATACTTGTTAGATAAATATATGTGACGTAACATAGATGCACCAACCTTCTTACCGAGTATGCTGTTCAATGACTTGGTCATACGGTTACTATTTGTGCGTGCATCATCGTCAGGAAACAATAGGTAGTCGCCATCGTTAAGGTTCATGTGTTTGATATACCATTTCAGCACAGGCATCATTTCATCGGGCACATCAATCACTTCCTTACCCGACTTCGCAGTCTTGAAGTTGTTGAAATAATACTTACCGTCCTTGATGTCTACGTAGTTCTTCTTGTCGTTGTCGCCTTTACCGATGACTGTATAATACCAGTCATTACGACGTGGCGGTTGCAACACATACAGTGCGAGTATCATATAATTCTCAATCACCTTACGGTCAGCATTTGACAACCGCGGTTTCTTCACTACGTCTTCTGCCTTGTCTTTGAGTTTGTCGAATACTGCTTTGACTTCGTCCCACGACAACCAGTTCTCCTTCTGTGTTTCGCTCTTCTCACTGGTAGGTTTCTCTGCAAAAATGCTGCGTTCCTTGGCAAACAGAACACGGTAATGATTGTTGAGTGCTTCGTATGTCTTACCTTTCTGTCGGTTCAAAATCGCCACGATACTTGCTACATAAGACTTGCGGGTATTGTCGTTTGCGATTGCTTCCAACTTTGACTTGATTGTGGGTTTCGCCTTTAAGAATGCTAAACTATCAAACGGTTTGTTGTCGTTCAATATACGTAACTTGATTAAGTACATCTCAATCGTCTTCTGCGATAACTTTTCGCTGGTAAGCGATTGCTTCAAACTGTCCATGAATTTACTATCCATTCTATATAGTTATGTTAGATAATTATATATAATTGTTTTATCTCTAAATCCTAAAATATCTAAATATCTAAAATACCTACTTTTCCCTAAACCTCTTATAAGAATTGAGAATATATAAATAGTTTATAGAAGTTTAGGTATTTTAGGTATTTAGGTATTACCTCATTATTTGATTGGAACCTTGTTGCTTATAGTCCTCATACGCTGCTTTTCCTTCCGGTGTACTTAAATCAAAAAATGGCATCTGTGCTGCATCAGGTAATGTTTGACGCTTTCCTTCCTTCTTGCCGCCCATTGCTTTTGGCGCTACTCTCAATGGGTCACCTTCCATCTCCGCTGACATCTTGTTTCCTGCTTCTTGATGTGCCTGCTTTGCTGCGCCTCCTGCTGCTGCTGCGGTTTCTTCTTCTGGTGGTTCTGCTCCCACTACCTTTTTTAAATTGCCCGAACGCGGTTTCTGCTGCGGTCCTCGCGGGATACCTGCATCGCTGCGTTGCTTGCGTGCCTTTTTCAGTATCGCTGCCTCTTCTGCAATACCAACCTGTTCAGTCTTTATATCTCTAATATCCTGTGCGAGTTTGAACTGATCGGGTGTTTGAATAACTTGTGCTGGCGGTTGTGCTTGTCTTGATGCGAGTAAATTGGCGATTAGGTTTTGACTACCGCCTGCACCTCCCATTGGAATGTCACGGTTCATACCGGTCTTAAATACAGGCATCATCTGTTTTGCAGGCGGTTTGCCCGTGAGTCTTCTGGGTCTTGCTCTCTTCTTCTTCTTCTTGTCCTTCAATGGTGGCATCTATATATGTATATAAGGAAATTAATTTATTCATCTGTGAATAATAATTGATTGAAATTCTTGTAGAATGTATGAGTGCGCGCGTTATACATCAAAAAATTATACTGCTTATCGAATACGAAATTGAACAACGCCTTTGTTTCATCTTTCGTTAAACCAAACACTTCTTGACTAAAATTCTCCGTTTCAACCATCGACTTCGGTTTGAACAATATGACTACATCTATCAGTGCACGTAACGACTTTGCGAGTGCTTTCTGGTTCAATGCTGATATAATAATATTCAGTTTCATGTGACGGTGCTTATTGATTAACTTGCGTAGATTATACTCCGTTTGCTTGTTCTTCAATTGTTCGCTAAAATCATCGATTACTAACACGCTGTTTCCCTCATCGTCCTTTGTCTTTATTGCTAACTCGGTAATTGTGTTAAATGTATTCTGCGTTAAATCGTGATATACCTTTGGGTGGTTTTTGAATGCGTGGTCTTCCTCACTATCAAATACTTCCTTGGGCGTTGCATACATGACGTTGTCAAACACTTTGCGGTATATACGGTTCTTACCGGTTGCTTTGAATAAGTTTGCAATGAACGTGGACTTGCCGGTTCCCATACCACCGCTGACGAATATCACACTGCACTTATTAGGAAATGGCGGCGGCACGTCTAATACGTTGTCTATGGATTGTTTTGACGGTTTGATTACTAAATCACTCTGTTCTATCTCTTCTATTTTCATTTCTGTTATATTAGTAACAGAAAATTATTATACGCTGTCGTCACTGGTTAATGACGACGATGATGGTGTTGTTTCACCCAACGCTGCTAACTGCAACGGTTCCAACTCTATCAACTTGTAACCCGTGAGTTGGTCGTCCATTCGCTTTTTCAGTAATATACTTGACTGCGTAAGTTTAATATACCGGTTATAACTATCATCTATGAATGTCTTTGCATCAATCGGTCTATGCTCTGGTTTCAGTGCTAACCATTTGAATATATCCGTTGCTAACTCGTAAAAGTCCTTTGACGATGATAGCGTCTGCTCCATCTGTCGGTTGAGTTGCAGATATAACTCAATACTACCTATGATACCGCATATCAATGCAATCAACGAATTCAACACGCTAATGATTTCCTGTTTCATAAATGGTTGCAATCCAATGCTGAATATTGAGTTCAATGCGGATAAAATGATGACGGGTAACCGATACCACTTCAACCGCGTCTTTAACGTGATATACCTCCTCTTATGGTTGGTTGAATGGGCGGCAGAATTCAAACGAATCCGTTCCAGAATAGTATCAATGTCTTCCATTTATACTATACCTATATTTTTATTATTTTACCTTAATGGTTTCTTACTTGGACATAGAAACAGACCCGTCCATGTTATACGACAACACAATATCGTATAGTGCAAACGTATCAACCACGCACGCGACCGAAGAAGCGTACTGTGTAAGGTTGAGATACACGTTGCTGGAATTTAGGTCGCGACCCGCGATGAGTACAGACGAAGAAGAATCTTGCAACTCAAAATTGGTCGCCAAAAAGAAAGCACCAGTTCCGGCAGTTCCAGTCGCCTCCACGAATTGCGTAGCGTTGAACACAACATCAAAAGCATTCATATTGGAAGCAGCGAACACCTTCATAATCTCGCTCATCACTTCACCAGGGTAGATGAAAGATGCTGACGTGGCGACACGAATTGGGACTGACGGCAAATTCATACCATCTACGGTATAGAAATAGGAAGTGATTTGAGGAAACACACGGTCACCGGGCACGTTTTCGACATCTGGCGTGGCGAGATTCGCACTCAAACGGAAAGTATTAATTAGCGCCTTAACAGACGAATAACGCGCCGGAATGAGAATAGAGTTGGCAGACGTGGACGCAGCAATTGTTGCCTGAAAGTTATTGACACCAACGCAGTGCTGTTTTAGTACACCTCCCGCCTGATTTAGCAGTGCAGAGTAGGTGCCAGCATCGAGGTCCATGATTTCGCATTGCAATGCGATATTGGATAGTTTGTAGACGGTGGAACCAGCAGTGTAAGAAGTGCTGTTAGCAAACAACATACCAACGGCAGTGGTCGCCATGGTCATTCGCAGTCGTATCCCATCTACGAGTGGGCAGAACTGCTGCGCGCCCGTTCCCAGCACAGCAGAGTGCAGCGGAAGTGAACATCTAACAACAGGTCCATCAACGGTACTTGCACCGTTCAACTTAATACCTGCTTTGAGTGTGGTAGTAGAACCATTGAGAATGCTACCCATAGTGAGAGAACGACCCAAAGGTTGTAAATCCTGTAAAACTGCGGCATACACGTTGTAGTTCAAAAGATTCTCAACGGACTGATTTTGCACGACAGTTTCGAGTGCCTGAATCAAACTGCTGCCGCTTCCGTTGGCGAGTGACATAACTGGGTCAGTCACGAACGTAGCGTTGGCGGTTACCTCAAACACCAACTGTGTTGCCGAAGTAATCACCATGCCTCGCGCTACCGCAGGTATCGAGAAGAAGATATCGGCGTTTGAGGCAGAAGAAGTGTAACTGGTCGCATTATCGGGGAAAATGCTGATGCGGCGGGACTTGGCGGGTTGAATACCTTTGTATTCAGTTAAATCTAACTCGCGAGAAATTACGGGCAAAATGCTTGACATTTATACAGTATGAAAAGAAAAGAATGTTTCGCGAATCGTCTAATACTTACTTGCCTAATTTAATCGGTTCACATGTGAAATTGCTAAAATCCACTTTACTTTGTTTTAATGCCAGCAATAGGTTGATTAACTCCTCTAAATCTGCTACACGCTTCTCTAACATTGCTAAACGCTCGTCGATCGGGTCCATAACTATATAAAATAGTTATAGACTTTTTTTTGCTTAATCTCTCTTTGATGGGTCATATTCAATAATCTCAAACACCACTAAAAGTTCCACGGTTCCTGTTGCAAAAGTGGACGATGCGGTGTGCCTATATGAAATAGTAAACGGGTTGGGCGGTATGTCATTCAACATTAGGTCACATGGTAGAATAGATGTTGCTGTGCCTACATTCGTAGGTGTCGCTGCCTCGCTACCGTTAGTGCTTGTAGTTCCTAAAAAGTAGTCATTGCTTATAATACCTTCACCAATAATGCCTGAATATGTGCACACGCCATCGCCTAAAAAACCAGTCGCATAATATGAATGCGGATTCACTGCTAAACTACCTGCACGATAATCTGTTAGATTCACACATCTCAATATGAACTTGTGGTGAGGTGCCTGCTTATAATACCTGGGAAACTGAAACTGAAATGATGCAGCGGGCGTTGTGCCAGCGAACGAGACTTGATAATGCTTTATTTCTCTCATCTAATATACTATATGATAACATAATATATTATTCTAAATTAGGCAACCATTCGTGATATTCCTGTTGGTCCGCCAATAACTGCTAATTTCGGTTGACTTGTGGGTGGTGCCTCAATGCCCGATGATGGCGTTGGTGAGTATGATGCGGGATTGCTACCAATTGGTGCGGGCGATATTAAACCTTTCTGCATAGGTATATTAGCAAATATACTGGGTTTGGGTGCTGCGGGTGCGGGTAACGTTGCGGAACCTGTTTTAGAATAGTTTGCAGATAATGCTGCTGCTCCTCCTGCATCTAATGGTTTTAGTCCTTGTGATTTTCTAATCGCAGCATAAAATGGTGACTGTAACGTCGCTGTAATCTGCTGCTGATTCATCGCCGTTCCTTGTGATGGTAAATCGCTACCAATGAACTTGGCAAACTTACCAGTAACGTCACCCACCTTACCTAAAACCTGACTCGCTTCTGCTGCTTCTGCACCCACGCCCGCTGCGTCCGCTGCGGGTGCCGCCTTATCTAAAAGTCCTGCTACTTTGGTTGCTCCGCTTGCTATACCAGGAATAATCTTGCGCTGCAACACTGTCGCTGCACCACCAACTACATCACCTGCTCCTGCAACGAAATTATTGAATCCTCTCTTGATGCTACGTCCTAAATTGCGAAAAAAGGATTTGATTCCCATTATATATTATGACTTATATTATAATTTATTTAGGTGCCAATTCCAGTAGCGCTCTTTCCGTTTCTTTACGTTGCGTCGTTATTAAACTTGGCGCCATTGTTGGTAGGTTCTTCTCGCTAAAATCTACACGTATTACCAGGAACCAGTCCGGGTTCCCTACCAGTTCGAGCGGACTGTAATCATCATTCAACAAACGAACTCTTAAATACGTCAGTTCACGATTTGATATTTGACTAAAAAACGG